CATTGTGATACGCTTTAGTGTATCTGGAGACTTGTATGTAACGCAGACAGCGCCGTTAGCGCCTTTTTCTGTAATTTCATCGCCCTCTTCGTATTCAGGTGTGAATGAGAGACGCATGAATGCAGATGTTGTGTAGCTGTCGCCAGGCTCATTTAGGAGTGTACCAGACGCGTCAAGTCGAGTTACTCGAATTGAGACGCCCTGAATACTGGCGGCGTATTCTTGAGTTGCCATTGTTTGTTTTTCTCCTTATTTTTGATGTATAACTGTCTGCTAATACGTATATTTTACGCGGTTAGATCGATCCTGACTGCTGCGTGAACAGACGAGTCAAAGTACACTGCTGCCGGGCGGATTGCCTTAAGAAGCATGTTGTTCGCGTTGCCTGATACGTCGTAGCCCTGGGCTAGGTTATCGTTAACAACGTCAATACCGCCAAGAATAACCCTGACGTCTCCTGTCGCGTACATCCATTTGTTTGTCGCGGTAGGTGTCTCTGAGTCTCCGGCCGCGTCGGTTGGGCCTGCTCCTGAGTAGCCAGAACCAATCACGATAGGAGTGCCACCAACAGTTCTAAGGAAGGTGTCGCCGCTATCAGCTGAAGGATAGACTAAGTTCGAGCTTGCAACAAGCGCCGCAACGTCGCGTGTCATGTGAATGACTCCTTGGATTCCGCACGCTGAAGATTCTCCAATTGTCTGCTCAAGAAGCGCTAGTGCGCGACGAGCGGATAATGCTGTACCTGAGTTAAGTATCGTAGCGGCAGGATCTACTAGTGCTCGATTTGCATGGCTAGCGCCAATGCGAACTGCACCGTCCCACAGCTCTGTTTCAAGAGCCTTTTGTGTAATACACTCTAACTGACGCTTAAGTCTTTCAATATGGTCTATACCAAGTAGACCTAGAGTTGAGCGATAGTCCTCAACCTCAACAAAAAATGGTTTAACTTCTAGATAACGAGCAGGTGTTGCATTACTTGCAATTGTATATGATGTTGTGTCTGTATCATCCCAGTTTTTAGCGGAATATACTCCGCTGTCCCAATACTGAGAAAAACCGCGTACCCATTGATCTTCGTCTAAATTAGTCTGAGGTTTAACACAGCCAAGTAGACCAAAATTAGCACCCACAATCTCAGGTGCTTCAAATACTCCCGTAAAGGCCATCTTGAATGTACTTCCTAACTTAAAAGTTGGTTTTAGCTATGTTGTTCTTCGTATCGGGAGCGCCCATTGCTGAGCGCTCCCTCCACGACTTATCGAATTTTAGTATTCGACTGTTGCTGCTGATGCGCCACCAAGTAGGTCGCGTAGTGCAGAAGCTACACCGTTTACGCTGATTGTTGATGTCACCTTGAGAGATTCAACGCCAACCTTTGCAACGTTCTCGAAGGTTTCAACGAACATCTTGTAGTCGTTTGTGCCAACGAGTGTTGAGTCACGGATAATTCCGAGATCCATTGTGCCGCCGTCAAGGAACAAGAATGAACCTTCAGCGAACATGTACCAGATGAATGTATCTGGGAACTCGTTCATTGCGCCACCATCTTGAGCAGCAAATGCTGCTGTTCCACCAGCGATGTCGAGTGAGTAGCATACGTTGATGCCACGTGCTGCAATGTAGCCTTCGATCTCTGCATATGCATTGAGAGTTGAATCTCCAGGCATTGATAGAGTTAAGTCAGCAGCCATTGCGTCCTTGATCCACGCTGGCATGATAACGCGAAGTGGCGCATCTGCTTCTAGGCGGTGACGTGAACGGTAAGCTGTTGCAGCGCGGCCAAGCTGGACTAGGAAGTCACGAGCAAGACCAACAACAGATGTTGATGTAACAGCTGTTGATGCTGTGCCGATCTTTGTTAGAAGGTTGCCTTCAGCCTCGCGTGCATGCTGGATTAGACCAAGCTCGTTGTGACGAGCGATCAATTCAGGATATGCACGTGTTAGAAGGTTACCAAACTGTAGCTGTAGTGTTACAGCGTCTGTTGAGACTGTTGTCTCAGATGCTGCTGCTACAGTCAAGCTTAGCTTAGCTGCTGGTGATGGTGTTTCTGCTGAATCGTTTGCAGCAGTCCAGATGCCCACGGCTGAGCCGTAGTCAGATAGAACTGGTGGAACGATGTAGCGGATACCGCCACGATCTGCTTGGAAGCGAGGTAGGCAATCGCGGACTGGGCGTACTGCTGTGCCAAGACCGAAGATGTCGTACTTAACTTCGAATGGAGCCTGGTGTCCGCCAGATGCAACAAGTGCCTCTGGTCCGACTACCTTCTGGATCTTGTTCCAGTTAGATTCTGCATCTGTTGAAAGAGTGCGATCTTCTGGGTACTGTGTGGTGACAGAAGCAACGATGTGCTGCTCTCCATCTCCACCATTTACACGACGTAGTGTGTGGATACGCTTTGCCATTGCTTCGGCAACTCCACTCATATCGTCAATTGAACTGCCAGCTGTGTAGCCAGGAATGTCAGCGCCAGCAGTGATTGCCACTGCAGCAGCTGATACCTGAGCAACAGGGCGGCGATCAGCTGGAGCTTCGATTAAAGCGTCCAACTCGTTGTTTGCGGCGGCGGTCACTGGTGCCTCCTGATCTTCCTGCGCGATTGGCGCTTCGATTGTTTCTGGTTCTGTTGATGGTACCTCTTCTTCAACTGACGCTACAACTGCTTCTTCAGCAGGTGCTTCTGCGACAACTTCAGGTTCGGTCGATTCTGTTAGTACTTCTTCTACTACTGAAAGCTCAGCTTGTGGAGTTGCCTCGACTGTTGCTTCTGCAGCAGCTTCGACCTCTACAGCAGCCTCAGCTGCTGGTTCGATCTCAGTTGCAACAACTTCTTCTGGAGCTGAAAGTTCAGCTACAGGCTCTGTTGTCTCTGTTGTTTCTGTAGGTTCTACTGAGGTTGAAAGCTCAGATCCTGTTTCTACAGACGTTGACGCTGCCATAGGCATTTCCTTTTTCTCTTCTTCAGGAGCCTCTTCAGGCTTCTCTTCAGTTTCAGCAGGAGCTTCTTCAGCAGGCTTATCACCTTCTGGAGCATCTTCTGCAGGAGCATCTTCTTGGCCTTTAACACGCATTGCTGCTTCCGCAGCACGTGCTGCAAGCTCTTCAGCTGCAGCTGCGCGACCCTTGATTTCACCGCGAACGGTGTCAAGCATATCGGCTAGTGATGTCATGGCGTCTACTGTCTGAGGAGTAGGATCTTCCTTCTCAACCGTTTCAAACTCATTGACGATGGCTGTCTGTAGGTCAGCGAGTTGTTCCTCGTTGAGCTCAGTCAGGGTGTCAAGCATTGTTTTAATTTGGTCCACTGTCCCTCCTCTGGGCCAGTCATGATGAACAAGATTAGTTAGTTCATCTCGCTAATCAGTCAAGGCCGAGGGACTTAATGCGGCGCATTAAGGCACTCCACCTAGATTGAATAATACATTATATTTTCTAGGTTAATAGTCGAAGAAGTTTACTTAACTCAGAGGAAATCTCCTGTTGAGTATAGTAGTCTCCACCCGACATAAAGGACCGCAAGCCCACGGTTGCCTCTTCAGCGTCTTTTGCACCGATCTTCTCTGTCACTCGTGACAGCATATCGTCCATAAGATTTTTTAAAGCTGGAGGAAGATCGCTGTAGCGAACCTTCTCCGTATCACTCCCAAACGGTAGGGGAAGGTTAGCAATAACCTCACCTAGGGCTTTTGCCGAGGAGCGAACATTTTCTATTGCCTGTGGGTTTAAGGCTCCGGCGTCTAGTCTGTCTACGATACCTATAACATCGTTGGCAGCCTTAGCCGCGTCTTGGTAGTTACCGACCTCGTTAAGCTCTTCTGCCTCAGATACCTTTTGTACTACGTCCTGCAGCCCAGCGTCACCAAGATCCTGCTTGATACGCGCTAGAACTACACGAAACTTGCCTTTTTCATCGCGCGGTTGAGTGTCAGGTGTGTATTTACCCTGCTCTTGAGCCTCAACCGCTAATGTTTTTCCCATATCATCGCCTAGCGCAGCAGAAAGCTCTGCCAAACGTGAACGAAGATCGCTAACCTCTTCATCTACCATAGAGAGTGATTTCCAGTTTTCTGGGATAAGATCTGGGCGATCAAACTTACGAGCCATCTTTTTAATGTGGCGACGAACGGCTGCTCGCTTGCCAGGCTTAGAACGACCGTATGCTTGGATTGAATCCTTTAGGGAATCAAGGTTCGTAATTGGGTAAGAACCGTCTGGAAGAGCCTTGCCTTCCTTGGCTAGCTTTTGACGCTTCTCACGAGAGATGTATCCGAAGTTATCATCATACTTAGGCGCACCGTAGATACGGGCGTAGGCTTCAGCTGCCTTATTTGAAAGCTGAGCTTCCTTCTCTTCACGAACTTCAGTAAACCTTGCCTTTGCGACATCCGCTTTTGCAGAAAGTTGTGCATTTTCTAACTGCTCAAGTTTTTCAATTCTAGAGCTTAATTCTGTGACCGGATCTGACTTCATGCGTGCAAGTACCTGGGCACCTGCCGCAACTAATGCCATAACCGCGCCTGAGGCTACACGAGCCCGTGCGATAGGGAACCCTGGAACGTTTACCTGACATACGGCAACGAGCTCAAGTTGTCCCTTGATTGGACGCCAGTCACCGGAAGGTGCAGACGCACGAAGCGCGCGAACCTGCTCTGGAGATGTGCCTGGGCGAAGAGCACCGGAGACCCAGATACCAAAGGCATCTTCTCCAGCGTGAACATCTGCGATTGCTGAGCCTGTATCGTCATAGTGACGAGCAGCCTCGGATGCTGATGCTTCTAGTGAGGCGTGGCCTCCTGCTAATGTTAATTGACCTACAGGAATATCTGTATTGTCATCTGTACGAACAACTCCTGTGTGAAAATAGGCGTACTTGCTCTTCGAGCGCGGTGGGCGGGTTCCAAAGGACATTCCGATATGATCAACATGCCACGCGGCGATGTGACCAAATACTCGTCCGTCTTCATCTACCGTCAAAGGTGTTGCCTGACGTAGCTGAGGGTTGTCAAACCATGAGCGCGGAGGCGTAACTGGTATAGAACCAGCAACTAGTCCACACGCTACGATAGCTGACGCTTCTACCGGATCCATTTCATCTGCGTATACTCCGTCTGGAATAACCACGATGTCCTCCTGTTTCTTGTCATTATTGACAAGGTAGATTTGGCACTCTTGAAATGCCGGTTTAGGCACTAGAGTTACCGCCATAACACGCGCATGAGTAATCATGAGCTTGTCCGTTCCAATTTTACCAGCATCTTCATCTTCAGATAATTCAACTGTGTGCTGGCTTGCCTCAAATTGATCCAAGTCAGCGGAAACACCGCGGATAAAGCCTTCACGAACGAGGCGCTCGGCTTCCTGCCCGTAGGCACCAGAGTCAAAGACTCCGGTGGCATTTCCAATACCATTTTCAGTGCGTTCCATAAAGTCAATGCGGCCAACTACTACCGAACCGTTATGTCCTTCGTCTGTCTTGATCTGCCACATCAAAGGAAGTGGAAGCTCGCGAATTTCAATCGCGCCCTTCTTGAATTTACGACCGTCGCCTGATTCAAGATCTTCAGGGATAACAAGAGGGATTCTAAATGCTCCGCCGTCTACTGGGATAATCTCTGCGCCTGCAGTGATAACCCGCGAACGAGCATCGGCTGCTCTCGCAGATAGAGTTGAAGCTGCTAATACCTCTTCATATGAGTTGATACCGTCGATGGCAAACGCTCCTTTGTTCATTCCTGGGTTATTTTTATCTCCAGGCCACATACCTGTTACTTCGTGATGACGTAGGGAACAATATCCCTTAGCTCGTGGACCCATATACTTCTTTAGGTTTCGGTAGCAACGTGTCCAATCGCCAGGTGTGTTCCAGCGAATCTTTAGTGCGCCCTTGCCTACTGTCCAATAGCGACGTAGGGTTTCTGCGTTTCCACGGTTTCTGTCTGCACCACCTGCAGCGGTCATCACCATGACGTTTCCGTTAGCGCCCCATAGAACTGTAATAATATCTGAGTCACTGTATCCAGAAGATACTACAGGAACGATACCGTCAACCTGCTCGATGACACTCTTCAATGACTCGCCGTCTAGTGGAACTACCGGAGGAGGAGTTGGAGAGTTAAGATCTGCTAGGATAGCTTCTTCGCGCATCCACTTACTATCCTTGCGGATATACGTCATAGGATCTGTAGAGGTAGAGCTTGCAGGTACAAGAGAGACGAGCTCTAGAACCGCACCTGGGTCGTCTTGAGAAACAATAGCAAAGAACAAAGGTTGAACATCACTGGTAGCAGGTGTTACTTCCTTAGACTTACCAGCTTTTTCCGCGCTACCGCGAATGATTGGCTGGTAGTAGGACTTGTTTGGGTAATAAAACTTACCGTCAGACCCTTGAACCTTCTTGTTTAGGAATGGCTCTAGTAGCGGGTGCTTGTATGGATCAAACTCTAATTTAGCTCCAGTTAGCTCTTCAAGCTCAGTTAGATACGCTGGCTTTTCAATATTAGGAATTTGATCTTTCCCTGTAATTGTTTTAATAGGCTTAGGTGCATCAGGAGCAGAAACCTTTGCTGCGTTAAACGCATCACGTTGAGACTTAACCCAGGCAGGCCAGTCGCCCATCATCTTTCCGAGATCTTCAGGTGATAGTGCTGGAAGAGTTCCAGGTATTCTTGCGTTAGGACGGTCAATAGGAACTCTTGGCTCACCAAGAATTCCTGATGTATCTAATCCTTCAAATTCAATTGGTGCCTGCGTTGAGGACGTAGGTGAGGCGGTAGCCTCTGACTCTGTTGCATTAGCTGGGACATCAACTACACTGCCAGAGTCAAGACGAACACGCACGCTTTGTTTTGCAGGGTCAAGGGCAATAATGTTTCCTGTGCCTTTTTCAGTGTCTCCACCGATAACTACACGTGAGCCAACCTTTGAAAACTTGCCTGTCTTATCACGTACTTGCTTATCTGCATTTTGTGCTCGTTCTTCAGGAGTGTAGTTTCCATCTCCTGGAACCGGAGCTTCTGCCGCGGCGGTAACAACTCTATCAATGAACGTGTAGTCAAGCTCAGACGCAGCCTTTAGAATCATGTCTGCTTCATCGTAGTTAATATCAAACAACGAGATGTAGTGCCCTGGGTTTTCCTGCAGGCAGGCAGAGATAAAGAGCGCAGACTCTGCGTCGATCTCGACGTGTGTTTTTTCAACCGTATCGTCTGGATTGTCAAGTGCTAGGTCATAGCTTGCAAAGTCAGAGTTTGTCTCCGGCATAGAGTGCCAAAATCCTGCATCCCACACTGAAACGTTATATGCTTCGTCTACCTTGTAGAGACGGTCAATTCCTGAGCCGTCCATACGCATACGGGCAAGAAATTCAACTGCTCCATTATCAGTGGCTGCCGCTAACTTAAACGCATCAACGTCCGCGTCATAGCTAGTGTCTGTGGCATAGGTGTATTGATCTTCCTCGTAGCCACGATCTGTGTATCCGTCAGCTCTTAATGCTTTTTTATTTTCTCGCTCGACGATAGCCTGCGCCCATTTCCATCCCGCGTCTCCGCCCCAGAGAGCCCACGCAATACGCCCACGAGAAGGAAAGCCCTTCTCGCCTGGCTGATAGCCCGTCGCCTTCTTATCAATCTCATGACGAGGAAAATACTTAGCAATATGGCGAACTTTTTCAATTCCAATTTGGCCACCCTTCGCAAGTGTACGTGCAGAGTTGACACCTACAGGTGTTCCACCTCTGTCGTATTCTTTACGCCACTCTAGACCGCGCTTAGCTTCCTCCTGGGCGCCTTTAGGAATGGTATACATACGACCAGCGGATGAAACAATACTTACGTCTAGTGTTGTCAACGCAGCCTGCGCAAGCTCTGCGGTTGACTCGTCAAATTCGATGCTGCCGTCGTGCCACTTAGCAGAAGCGATAAGCGCTGAAAGAGATCCGGAGTCTACTACCGTATTGTCATCGACATCGATGATGACTCCGCTGTTCTCGTTAGAGAACAGAACGTGCGAGCCATTCTTGCCTACGATATGCATATTACTTCTTCCCTTGTTCATCGTTATTGGCTGGCTGCTCGTCTAGATAATCTAACAGCTCTGCATAAGGTCCATTAGGATCAACCGAGCCTAAAGCTGCAAATATAAGCTCTGTCACGCCAGACGCCGTAACTTCTTGGTCCGGGTCATCTGACATGAGCTGCTCGTAGAGCTCTGGGAAGTCTACAAAAACCTGCTCGATGTCTAGAGATCTACGAGTAAGCTCGGCAGACTTACTAGACATCTTCTCTAAGTCTTCATTCTTTTTATTTTTCTCCATCTTAAGTTTTTCACTTTTGATGGCGATATTCTCGTTAGGCTCTTCAAAGGGAGCAGAGAAATAGTAGTTACTTAGGTTATACTTAGCCAGGTTAAGGTAGTCATCTACTGTAAAAGACTTCTTATCTTTTTTAACAGCATCTAAAACAAGTTGAACTCGCTTACCTGAGTTAAAAATAGCTTCCTTGTCGTTTAGGAAGATATACTTAAATCCTTTGTCGGTTGCCACAACGGAAAAGGCATGCGTCTTGTCGTTCATATCAAATGCGCGGATCACTTTTATCATTGCGTATTCCCCTATCGTTGAGACCAGTAGCTGGGTTTAAGAACATTTAATAAAGTCTTATAGCCTTCACCGTTAGGCTTAAGAAGAGAATCAATACGCTCTTGGATCTTTTGACGGTACGCGTCTAGGCTTCCAAAATTAGAAATTATAAGATCAAGTTCTTTTCCTGTAGGAAGGTTTGCTGGATTGCTTAGTGCTTCCATCATATTATTTGCTTCATTTCTAAACAGAGCAAGAAGCTCTTGTTGTTTAAGACGCTTGGTTAGAACTGGCATTGCCATTCCGTAAAGATTATCGTTACCTTCGTTAAACACTTGCAACACCGTGTCCTGTATTCTTTCAACATCAGGACTAAATGATGATAGCGCATGGTCGATAGGCAGTATTCTGATTTTACCCGTGTCTGTTCCATCGATAGCAATTAGGAGATTTCCATTATGGCGATCTACATTGCTGATGATAAGATCGACTAGCATCACCCTAATAGCATCCTCTGGAGTATGTAGAAGATCCATAAAGTTCTGTGGGTTAACCTTTACGGTTGTGCCGTCTGGCAGATCTATAGACATTTTGTAGAGTGCATTGGATGCTGTCATAGGCTCACCAAGAAGAGGCACTCCTACGCCTGCGCGCTGCATAACGAGAACCTCTGGGTCTACGTTGCTGACGCGTGTTTCATACCCTGCAACAACTCCTGATGCACGTAGCATAGTGTCTGCCTGTATCTCGGCGCCTGGCCCGTTGATGCTATACATTGAAGCATATGCATCCTTCTTCAAAAAGAATATTTGACCGGAGTCGTTATGCGTCACCATATACGTATCGTTAACACCTGATTCATAGACGCCAAGTTCTTTTATGGTAAACCCTGGAACATTATTTTTTCTAACGTCATCCATTGAAACGTCTAGAAGCTGGTTGCCAACCCCAAAGTCACTTGAAGCTGATAGAGGATTGTCCGCCTTAAACTCTGCATCGAGAGCTATACGCAACTTAATAATATCTTCCAGGCTTAGTGTTCTGTCTTCGCCTTTCATAAGCTGAGAAGCGGTGAAGCGATTTAACGCGGTCTTTGCGCCAGGAGACAGGACTGCCAGTGAGCGGTTGCTTCTAAGAACATCACGGATGTAGTCAATATACGGTCTAAGCTCTGGGTTTGCGTCTGCAAACTCGTTACTGTTAGCCTTAAGAACAAGTTCACGGCTAACGTTAGGACGATTTACATTGCCTGCTATTCTCTTTCGTGCATTACGCATCTGATCATAGTTTACAGCTTGGCGCTGCTCGATAGCTGCCGGATCAAGGTTCTTTACTCCATACCAATCGAGGGCAGACATTGCACGCTTTCCTGCCCACGATGAACCTTTTGAAGCCCCTTGCGATGAGCCGATAAGAGCAATTTCAAGAGGCGTAGGCACGGTACCTGGAGTGTATTTACCTGTAGGGTTGAGCTCCGCCATCTTCTGTTGCATATCTTTAATAATTTTCTTTTCTTCTTCTGTAGTTCTTGCATCATTTAGCATCTTACGAAGAATAGCTGGAACTCTGCTAGCCTGGCTAGGTCCGTCCCAGATAAAGCCGTTAAGCGCCCAGACAAGTCCACCCTGCCAACGCGCTCCAGCAGCAGCATGTACCTTTATCTTCTTAAAACCGTTTGCTATGTACCAGTCTTCCATATATCTGTTATAAGCTGCTGCAAACCCAGACTGTTTTTTACTGTTGTCTTCAATGACAAGAATATCATTTGACACAGACCATTCTTGCACTGTAGTGCCGTCTGGCTGTTCTACGTTGGCACGTCTAAGTGAGCGAGATCCTTGACCTATATCTGTTCCATTACTGTCTAATATTCTAAATGAGATACCGACACTTACTTCACCAGAGTTGTACATAGAAAAACTAACGTTTGCTTCTTCTTTAATAGTATAATTGCTACTTCCAAGTGCTACACCTGCACGAATACCAAATGTATCGCGCACAAGCTTCTTTAACTGTGTGTAGTATAAAGAAACTTCAGCATCAGCCTTGTCTCGCTCGTCGGCAGTTGATGCGTTGCGTGCTGCAGTTCTTGCTTCTTCTGTTTTTACAACTAGATCTTCTATATTTTTAATAGTAGCGCGGTCACGCCCAGCTCGAGCAATTTCAGGAGCACGCAGACCCCACGCTGCGTAATCAGATTGCTTAGCGTCAGGGTTGGTAAATTCAACAAGATCTTGCGGAGTGTCTGCTAGCATAACTCCAGGAATGTCTCCGTTACCTGCTATAACTGGTATACCTTGAGGCGCTGGCTCGTTAAGACGTACCGCTGGATCTTGAGGGACTGGGTTACGACGAGCTGGTGGAAGCTGTCCTGGCCCTTCTCCTTGAGCAACAGGAGCTCCAGCGTCAATTCCAAAAATTTGACGGGCAGAGCGAACAGCAGTTGTGCCGTCGTCAAAACGAATACGCGCATAGTCTGCATCACGGCCAGTTTTTGTGTCAATGTTTTGTACCGCAACGATTGTCCCAGCGCGCCCGTCGGATAGAGCTTGAATACGTGAGCCTGCCCCAACCGCGACGCGGTTAGAGTCAAGAATGATGTTGTTAGCGCTATATCCATTTTCACGAGGACCTGGGTAGTTATACTGCGGAGTTTCGTTTTCAGGAGAGTCAATAGCAACTTCTGCAGAAGGCGTTGGGCTTACCGGTGCCTCTGGTTGTGGTGCTGCTTGGCCGAATAGTCCAGGACCGGCAACTTCAGTGATTGCCTCGATGATCTCTGCGTCATCTGCCTCGGACCAATCAAGAAGTCCTTGTTCATCTATAGCGTCGCGAATCTTGTCAGCCGTGTCATCATCAACTGTATTTCCGGTCTGCTCTACAAGATCTTTAATCATCTGAGAGTGCGCCTGAAGTCTTGGTGCTTCAGAATCTGGCTCGCTCATATCGTTTGATTCTTTCTTAAGATCTAAAAGAATCTGGTTAGTGTTGATGTCTTGGTATTGAATTGCATCGCGCATTGCCTCGATAGGGACCTCAACGGTGACGTTATCAAACGCTAGAAGAGCCGCACCTGAACCGTCGGTGATACCAGAAAGCATCTGCTCGATAAGATCAGCAACCTCGTAGTCCGCAGAAAGAATCTCCGGGTTGTCTGTATAGCCGTTCTCATCAACTTCGGGTTGTGAAGGTATATATGCTTCTGTGTTTGGAATGTAATAGTCAGGGTTATCAAAGTCAATTGGGATGTTTTCAATAAGTGAGCCAGGTAGAGGATCCGGTGAAGGTGTTTGCTTCTCGTTTGCAACCGGAGAATCTCCAGGCTCAGACGCATCCTTAAGTTGACGAATTTCCTGAACGATGTCATCTACAAGTTGCGCCTCTTCAGCAGAAGGCACTCCGCCTTGTGCATCAATAAGCTTATTAAGGTTCTCGTTGTTGCCGTTTACAGAGTCATAGATATTTGCAACCACACGGTTTGGATCTAGCCCAGCTTCCCAGATTGCGTTAAACAACGCCTCGGCAGGCACAAACTCTGCGCCAGCATTAAACTCAAGCTGCCCTGCACCAGAAGGAACTCCTAAGTTTACCTGTGGAATATTTACGCTGTCTTGAATCTCTGCAGGGTCGAGAATATCGTTATCATCATCTACGTTCGCGTTAAGAATCTCCGCGAGCGCTGCGTCTGTAGAGTTACCAAGCAACGCCTGAGATAGAGCTTGAACAAGATCCTGTGGAGTAAACTTAGTTGCTAGCTTCTGTGGGTCGTCTGTGAAATCACTGCTACTCTCGTCAATGCGACCTTCTGGAGTATAGTCTACTGTATTAAACTTAAACGCTCCATCTGGGACATTGAATCCGTTAAATAGACCTGGAGCTGAGGGTACGTTTGGGCTAGGTGTCTTTGGTGGAACACCGCCTGTTGGAGGAGTTGGAGGTTCGTCTGGGCCTTCATCATTTTCATCGTTTTGTGATGTACCGGAATCATCACTCGGCAAGCTAGCAAGCTCTTTCTCTTGGATCTGCTGAGCAATATCCTCAATAGCGTACTTAACTGTGTCATCTGCGTTAGAAGACTTCCAACTGCCATGATTTACAACGTATGTTTGAGCAAAGGTAGCTGCAATATCAGCTACCTTCATTGGATCGTCAAACGTTATTCTGTAAGATTTTGGGCGCTCACCTAGTGCGCCAGCAGTGCCACCTGCCCTATTTACTAATCTAATAGATGCGCCAACTTCTTTTAGTTCTTTTACTATAATTTTCATATTTTCTAGAAGAGTTTTACCATTCTCACCGCTAGGCCCATTGTCGGAATACTCATATAGAATAGAATCTTCGCCAAGTTCGTAGTCAAAAAAGTATCTGCCTTCATCGTTTGTCTCATCTGTTACTTCGGCAAGCTTATGAATTTTTGCAATTGCTTTTGCTCTAATCTCATCATCGTACTTCTCTACAGCGTCAGCATCGGCAACGCGAGCTGCAGTTCTTCTTTCAGCTTCTGCAGATCTAAAACCATTTTCTTGGAATATCTCGTCGAGTATTTTTTCTGTATCTTCTGTACTATACGCCTTTACTGTTCTTGTCACTCCAGGCTTAACTTGTACTATTGGACCAAAAGGTGAAAATGCAAGTTGTGTGTCTCGTATTTCTGAAGTACCAGACTTTTCTATAAGGCTATCTAGCTCAGCCTGTCTTAGCATTGCAGAGTCAAGTGTTATTTCAACGCTATCTGAATGCAGAAGACTTAACATTCTATCAAATATAGAAGCATCCTCGTCTAGTGGTCCACTTGATTTATCAAGACCAACAATGTTAATTCCCGGTATATCTAAAAGTCTATTAACAATTTTATTTCTTTCAGAGTCGGACGCAAACGTTCCGTCAGGATAGTGGAGTGCTAGTTTGATAGGTTTGTACACAGCATCTGTGTTTCCGTCAGGGTCTGGAGCTATTTTTGGTCGTACATAGCCAAGGTTGTACCCATCATCTTTTTTATCGTCTATCCACCTAGTTAGGAAAGGCGCAATATTTTCTCGACTCATAGTTGGTCTAATAGGTGCGCCAGCATTGTCCTTTCCTAATATAGCATCTGCAACAGTGCTCATAAACTGTTGTTTAGATATTTTATTATTCTTTAGGTCATCTAATGCTGCAAGCCCTTCACGACGAAGTCTATTACTTACCTCTAGCGTCGCTGCATGAAACGAAGTGCTAATAATAACATCTTTTGCTTTTGCAAAGTCTATTTCGTGCTCTTTCCCAGCAGCCTGATTAAACGCCCATCCATTTATCTCGTTCTCGATCTCGTAGTATAACCGATAGGTACCTTGGCTAAGTCGTAGATCATCGCCGTACGCATAGAAGTTTTTAATATTTACGTTTGTTCCTGAAGGTGCATTTACTAGAATAGCAGGCAGTGACTCTACGAATTCTTCATCGCTTATTTTATTTGTTTTCACATCTTCATATTTTTTTAATATTGCATTTTTTATTCTTGACGCGGCTTCTTCAGTAAATACTGGCTTATACCCAGTAGATCTTCTATTAAGGATATCTGCCATATCCTCTTCGAAAGAACTTGTGTCTCTATCACGGTTAAACAAGTTAAAAAACTCGCTTGCAATTTGGCTAAATGTACTAAAATATGAGCCCGCGTCAGTATGTTCGGTTCGCTCAGATTCACTCCACCGGTAGGCATCGTCTTCAGAAGCGGGGACTACTTTTTCTAAAAGAGACTTCGGTAAAGCTTTCATTGCGTCATCAATTGCAGTTTCAACATCAAATGGCTCTGATGAATCAATAGAGCGTCCGTACTCTGCTTCTAGACGGCGAACTTCTTCGCGAGGAATTCCAAGATCTTTTGCAACCTTGTCAAGTGAATCACCTGTTGCTATACGACGTTCGTAGATTTCTTTACCAGTTACTTCAGTCGATGGGACATTGGCAATAGGCTCAAGTGAGCGACCGCGCTTGTCTTCTTCTTCCTTAATCCAGCGCGGGATATCTGCGTCTGCTTCTTCCCATGAATCGTACTTCTTGTCATAGGCTGCGAACGTTCCGTCACGATAGAACTCTGCTTCAGCGAAGACAGGGTTTCCGTTGTCATCTGCAATTATTTTCTTATACTTAACAGAAGGAAGTCCTTCTTCAGCATACACGATGTCTGCGCCGATATCTCTACGTTGAACATCAGCTGCCCTGCCTGGCTTAACAACGCCTTCCCAGCCGGGAGGAACCGTGTTTCCGTTTTGATCTACGCCACTCTTAACAAGCTCTTCAAGTCTGTCGAACTCTGCGTTGTGCGCTGTTCTACCATCTAGGCGAGCTTTAATCTGCTGTTGTTGTGCAGAAGAGTCTTGACCCTTAACTGCATCATATGCTTCTTGATCTCCGTTAGCGAGATCATTAACATCAGCCCAGCTACCTGCGTCGCCAACCTTGTCCGCAAGTGAGCCATCTTCATTTTGACGATAGAGAGTATACTTGCCGTCGGTTAACTTAGCGGTGTAGTTATCATCTGACGTAAATGTATTATCGTCTACCTTTGTCCAGCCTGTAGGAGCGTCTAGGCGCTCGGCAACAAGGTTATCTCTTGTAGGAATATTAACTTGATTTTGGTCAACTTTTACCTTGCTTGAGACTCCTGCTTTTTTAAGCTGTGCGGGAGTAAGACGCGCTGCGTACGTTTCAACGTCTCCAGCTCTAACAGCATAGATACCGTCTGGTAAGTTTTTATCTCCTGAAACTTGAATAAGACCCGCGGTAAAGTTTTCTCCAGCTCGCTGAGGTCTAACACCAACATAGACGCCCGAGGCTCTAGCAACAGAGCCATCAGGCATACGGAAGTTAAAGTCTGCACCGCGTCCCATTTCAACCCAGCGGCCTTTACGGTCACGCCACTGTAGGGCAACACGTGCACGTCGAGCTGCAGAAGAGTTACCGCTGCCAAACGCGGCAATGATAGGTGAAAGGCTATCAATCTTGAAGTACGCGGCAAGAAGAGTTTTGTTTGCGTTGAGTCGTGCAAATGCGTGTTCACGCTCGATAGACCCTGGTGTTGCTGCATGCGCGGATGCGACTAGAGGACGAATTGACTCGTCGATAGAAGGATCGGCTGCAATCCATCGCGCGTTCTTCTTAAGAAACTCTTCACCTGACAGTGAGGCGTTAAGGGTGGACAGCGGGTGACCTGCAACTAGTAAATCTGTGTTATGTGTTTGGCTAGCCGTAAATGTTTTTGTTGCAACGTTGAGGAAGCGTGATACCTCGCGAAGGACTGCAAAATCCTTAGCGTCACTGTCAAGCGAAGACAAGCTTGCGAGAGAACGATTCATTACTGTAAGCGCAGAGCGTGGAGTTACGTGACGCTCCTGAGAAACCTTAGAGTTTGCCTCGGAGACAAGTGCAAGAACTTGCTGATGAAGAGAAAGGACAGGCATGTAGTTACTGTCGTTCTTCTTGCGTGCAGCCTTACGCTTTAGTGTACGCTCGATCTTCTCATTTAGAGGTGCGTCCATTACATGGCTCCCTTACGCTTCTTCGGAAGTAAATCTGCGTCCTTAGATTCATAAAGTTTTGTCGCTAGTGTATATGCTCGCTCGAACGGGATATCCCCGTCTCGTACACCTCGTAGCCATGCACCGCGTAGCGCAGGGATTGCCTCATATCCTAATGATGAATACTCGGCCATCGCGTGAATAGCATGCTCCGGTGAGCCATATTCGTCTGCGGCCCTAAGCGCTATAGATAAAAGTTCATGTTGCATTATTGAAGCCTCTGCGCGAGAGGATCTAGGATGCGCCTTAGGTAAAAGATCGTTGTCCTGCTTGTAATTTGGATTTGCAGGAGAGCCAGACTTTAAAAGCTTAAGGAACGCGTTAACGCGAGCCATTGCCCAACCGTCGCGGGTCATACCTGGTCGGTGACTAGATGAGAACGCGCCTGAGCCTCTACGATAGACAGCCTTTAACATTGGAAGTGTTGCCTTACGTCCAGGCTTTGCTTTTTCGTTATGTGCTTCTACCTTGCTGCGAAGACCAGCCTCTGTTCGTGCAGAGAAAACAATCTTCTTAGATCCTGAAGCAGATCCTGGCTTGTTTTTCTTTGAGCCGCGGATACGATCTTTCTTTGGAGCCTTGCGTGAGCTTGCTGCAGTGATAGGTCCGCCTGTTGCCCATGCGTTGCATGTACGAGACGCGGCACACTTGAAGTCTAGTGCTTCACAGTATCCAAGCTCTGCCTGGTCAATAGCTGCGTCTGCATCAACTGCGCTTGAGTCACCCTGCTCTAATCCTGTTGAAATGCAATCAAGCATCTTTGGAGTACGAATAAAGAATACACAGTTTCCACAAACTGCGGTCTTTGCTTCTTCGGCAGTTGTCTTCCACTTGTCAGCTTTTTCGTTCCAAAATTCTTCGTTAGGTTCACTTGGATTCAACGGGCCATAGCCAACGTTGTCAATTGCATTTTGACGATTCTTTAAGTTTAATTCAATATCCTGCGTAGCCTCTGGGCATTCGTCAGTCTCTTCATCGACTGCAAACTCTGAGTCATCGGACGCATCGACAGGGACACAGTTGGGAATCATCTTTCCGCTCTTGCCCTTTTTCATTCCTACCTGCTTGTATCCGTCCCAGCAAGGACCCTTGTTTGCAAACGCAGATGCGTCAAACGAGTCTAGGAGATCAACAGGCTCTTGTGAGGAAGCGTTAATCTGGCTGTCTTCAACCTTAACGATACCGTCAGGTATAACTGCAAAACGGCACTTGCCGTCGTCTTCAATTGGCTGCTCGATAATCTTGCATACGCCAGGACCTTCGTATAGAACACAGTTAATACATTTAACGCCGATTTCCTTGTACTCGTTTTCTGCCGCAGGAGTGTATCCTGCCCAGATACCTGTACGGTCTTCGTTAAACTTTCCGTGCTTCTCGGCGATCTCTAAGAGAGCTGCAGCAAGGTCCTGCTCTTCAGCAACGATAATGCCTGCTGCTACTAAAGCTTCAGCCTGTTGCTCTTGAAAAGAGAAATACATATCCTGCGAGGTATACTGTCCATACTCGTCTGCAGATAGACATTCGGTGCACATGCAATCGTCATCGCATAGACATATGCCTGCGTCACATCCTGGGCATACGCAACCTGCGTCGCCACATAGAGGGCAACCGTCACGGTCATCAATAAGCTGCTCAACTAAAGGCGCGCCTTCATAAGGTGAGGTTTCTTCTGTGTACTGTACAGCTACGCCTTGTCTTTCAAGATAAAGAGCTACAGCGCTAGCAACTACATCAGCAAGATCTGCCTTATTAACCTTTGGTTGTTCCATTTTAGTTAGATGCCTTCCCGTAATGCCGGTGGTAATTCTTCTTCTGCCGGCTCTGTTGGAGCAGGAGGAGTTGCATTATCTAAGATCTGTTGAATCTCTTGAGGAACGGGAGCAACGGAGTCAACCTGTTGCGCATCGCGAACAGACTTCATAACCTCGGGAGCGATAGCTCCAATCATTGCCTGGGTAAGCTCTGGAGATAGCGAGCCCTTCTCTACGAGAAGGCGGATAGCAAGTTCATTTGGTTCCGGCGCGTCGGTAGCTGCAAAACCATGAGCGCGACGCCATGTCTCGTAAGACACCGCCATCTTGTCAAAGCCTGAGTCTGCGTCGGCAGCTCTGTCATTACGTGTAGCAACCTGTGAAGGATCAAACCAAACGGTAATACGTCGAACGTCCTCCTCGGCAAACCCTCCTGCGATAAGCGCAGGGCGTAGGTATGCAACTGTAAGAGCGTCGGCGATAAGAAGCATCAACGGTTCGATGTGTGACTTATAGAGAGCTTCATCAATTTGAAGGGCGTTAGAGTACTTAACGTTTGCAAGGCCTGTAACAATATCCTTAGGAACATCAAGTCCCTGGAGGATACGCTCGAGGACGCGATCTGCACGTTGTGCAAGTGCAGGGTCAAACGAGCGCTCAAACTTAAACTGCTTAATTTTGTCGCCAAGCTCTGCAGGTCCACGAATAATAAGCGGCACGACAGCGGATGCTGAATCCTCATCACGAATCGGAGTCGTCATCGCATCCATGAGTTGATCCTCAAACTCGTCGGCTGCTTCCTCGGCTGTCATGCCAGGATTCAGATCGTTCTCGTCATCATATGGATAGTCAGGATCTGGAGACGCGGCAACAGATAGACCGTCCGGTAAGTAAAGGGCTCCTGCGTTTAAGCGAGAGCGCGCGGTTGCACGAAACGTTCTGTTAAGCAAAAGCAGCTCTGAGCAAAGATCAAGTAGACCGCGCAATGATGAATCAGCCTCTTCAGAGTAGCGTGGGTGAGCTCTCCAGATACGACCAACAAAAGCAGTGTTAGGAAGTTTAGCTGCACCTGCGCCTGAGCGAGCAGACGAGGTTCCGATAATGTCGCGACGTGGAACGATGACATACGCGTTCTTAGAGTCAAGTTGTAGTTCGTCTGTCGAGCGAATATCCCAGGATTCTTTTAGTCCTGAGCCTTTGCGCTCTGGCGATTGAACAAGATAGCACTCGCCTGTAACCGATAGATTAAGGGCTGCATCCTTTAGAAGACCAGCTTGTCCGCCGTATGCGGAGTCTAAACGTGATAGAGCGCGCTCTGCGGCTGCCGCAAGACGTGAGTCAATAACGTTACTGTCACGTGCAGGAACTGGACTCTCCGCAGGGTTATCAACTACAGCCGCGTATAAACGAATACGTGAAACTACAGATGCAACGAGGTTAAAGGCATACTTAATTTCACCGATGGCGTCGTAGTATTCCCAAGCTTCTGACTGCCAGTCACTGGATCCGCCAGTGCGGCGTTGCTTAAATCTTTCAACCTCACCCTTGTCGTTAATCTGCAACTGAACTGCCGCGGCTGTAAGAGCGCGAGGAGCAGAGTAAGGAACTGTCTGTGCGTAGGTGACACCTTCGTAGACTATTGATTGTTGCTGAGTTTGACGAGGTGCCTGTGCGGTGATGCGACGAGGGCCGGTGGTAGCCCGGTTAGGCTTCTTACTATCCTTGGAGAATAGTCCCACGTGTTACTCCTCGTCGTTGGTTAACGGAGCGTTGAATCATTATTGATCCAGGCGCGCAGTTATAAGTCCCGCTATAGCGGACAGGGTAAATATACACCCAACTAGGATAGTCATACTTGGAAATAGAGCGTATGAAAACACAACTGGGAGCGCGACCCACAAGGAGACGCACCAAGGGCAGGTAAAGAAATAGCCTATCTGAGAAGAGTGCGGAGGCTTTCTATCCCAGATCCAATCACGGGCCGGAGCTAAGATTTCGTCCAAGACGATGAGCCGTGTTACTCGGTAGACAAATAGGGAGAGGATAATGATATGCGCAACAGGCATACGCTCGATCATATATGTATCTATGTTCATTCGGTAGGGTCCTTTACTGAGTCCATTGTTATATACGGGCTCCAAGATCGCAGTCTGCTGCCGCAGGTTGAGCAACCTTGGGTCTTACGAAACGCCATAATCTTCCCTGACTCCATAAGCGCCTGGGAATCTACTGATTTATCTCCTGACCAGTTAAGGTTAGAAATTTTCTCGCGGAAAATTAGCCGCGGTCCTGAGTGATGATCTCCTGCCACCATAAAGATTAGCTCGCCGTGGTCGTTTTGGAGAATCACAACGCGAACGCGCTCTAAAAACTTGTTGCCGCTAGGTACGTGGGAATACTGCGTAGACGCGGTAGTGAAATCCTCTAGGACTCCCGGCGCAATCGCAACTATGGTTGCGGGGAAGAAATCGTGAATGATCTTCATTGTGTAAGCGCCTTATCTACTCTGCGTTTCATCGCGCGATAGGTAACTCCTGATGCACGGGCTAACTCTGAAACGGTAACACCTTTATTGTAAAGAAGTCCTGCGATACTTGTTAGTTCCTGATTTGCGGTGAAAGAAGTAGACGACGGGTTTGTTCGTGCGCGAAAGCGCCGAGCAAGAGGTGACAGGCGTGCGATACGCAACTGCTCGTCGTGCGGGATACCTGGAGACCTTGGACGCTTGCGTCTTGATTTTGCCTTTGGCTGCGGAGGCGTAGGGGTCGCGGTGACGAAATCACACTCAGGCGTATCCTTGATAACCCAACTGCGAATTGTTGAGCGACGGCGTGGAGGGTCAAACGCATCGGCTATGGACTGTAGGGTCCAGCCTGCATCGTTGAGATCTTTTACACGGCGCCATAGTTGCTCCTTGGACAGGGAGGCTAAGAAGATTGCCTCGCTCTTTGGTAGATCGGGTGTATGCGCCACGAGAATAATGTATCATCTTTTGAGACGAATGTGTACAAACTGCGCTTATAGTAACGTGTACAAACGAAGCAGAAACAGTACCTTTTGGTTAAAATGGCTTTGGCGTGAGAAAGGGTTATGCGTATTTTGAGACCTTTTCAAAAACGTCTCCAACATTTTTTTATTTTTTCTTTAGAAAGTAAGAAAGACCGACACTCTGTATGAGTATCGGTCTTCCTTGTGAAGAAGGCTTATAGTACTACGCGTACGTGTACATCTCCTTCAAAGATCTTTGTAAAGGTATCAGCGTCAACAGATCCTGTGACATCCATTCCTTTATCAGCCTGGAAGTCCTTGATTGAAG